AGATGGTACTAGGGTAGAGTGTGACATTGTATTCATTGCCTTTGACCGCCCTGAACACGTTAAGAAAGCGCGTGGTATCCAGACTACATGGGTATGGTTAAACGAGACTAAAGAGCATTCTAAAGCTGTCCTTGATATGCTTGATTTACGTCATGGTCGATACCCGTCTAACAAGGAAGGTGCGCGTCCTACACATCATGGAATGATAGGCGATAGTAATGCTCCTGATGAAGACCATTGGTACTTTAAACTAGCAGAGATAGAGCGTCCTGAAGACTGGGCTTTCTATCGTCAAGCTGGTGGTGTTATTAAAGACGGTGAGAACTGGTTAGTAAACGACAAAGCAGAGAATCTTTTTAATCTACCTGAAGGTTATTACCGTAGGGGCTTACAAGGAAAGACTGATGATTGGATTAAGGTTAATCTAGCTAATGAATACGGCTTTGTGTCTAACGGTAAACCTGTCCATCCTATGTATACTGATTCAGTACACTGTCAACATTTGGAATTTAAGCCTTCTAAAGATACTCCTATTGTACTTGGTTTTGACTTTGGACGAACCCCTGCGTGTGCCTTCCTACAACGTACCTCGATTGGACGTTGGGTATGCTTTGACGAAGTAGTGTTGACTGACTCTGGTGCTGTTGACTTTGCTCCTAGTCTTAAACGATACATTGAAGAGATGTACCCTAACCACACGTTTAAAGGTTGGGGCGATCCTTCTGGTAACAACAAGAACCAATCTAACTCTGAGACTCCATTCCAGATTATGAGGGCCGCAGGAATACCTTGTCACCCTACAGTGTCTAATGATCCTATGAAGCGTAGGGCCGCTTTAGAAGTCCCTATGAAAGAAATGTGTATGGACGGTAAGCCTAGATTTATTGTCTTGCCTAAAGCCTCTATGATCCGTAAAGGTCTACAAGGTGGCTTCTGTTATCGTCGTGTACAAACATCTGGAGAAAGATACACTGATGAACCAGATAAGAATGAATATTCGCACCCAGTAGAAGCCCTTGAATACGCTTTACAGGGAGAAGGAGAAGGTCGCTCTGCATTAGCTCGCGCTGGTGGATTTGATAAGATTCACACAGCAAAGGTTAAGGTTAATGTCTTCTAAAATACCCTCTAAAGTTTATGTTGTTTTTGAAGATGATGGTGGTAGGTGGTGGTCTTTTTTCTTAAAAAAGGAAATTAGGCACTGTTATTTAATAAAACCTACACCAAACGACTACATTGTGTACGGAAAAAGTGCAAAAGGGTTTGATTTGTTTACGGTTAAAGACGAAAAGAGTATAATCGACGACATATTTGTAATAAAAAGCTATATTCCTAAACAGTGTCGTCGCTCGTTATTTATGCTAAATACTTGTGTAGGCCATACTAAGCAAATATTAGGAATCAACAATCCTTTTATCTTAACTCCATACCAACTATTAAAACATTTGAGGAAATTATGAAACGACCTAAAGCTCCTGAACCAACTGCACAAGAAATGGCTGGTGTAGAACGTCAGTCTCGAATGCTTGATGAAGAAACGGAAGAGATGGAGCGTAGGTTAAAGGCCGCCGCTAGAGGAAAAGGTGGCGGTACATCTTCATTATTAGCTAAAGGCGGTTCATCTAAGTCTGGAGGAGTAAGAGGAAGAAGTATGGTAGGTGGAGGGTATGGCGGTAGTCGTGGAGGTTCATCTGGTTCAAGTGGAAGTGGCGGTGGCGGCACTCCTAACGCACCTATGCCCGGCACTACTAAAACAAGATAGGTAAAAACATGAAACTACCAAAAGAATTAGGTTCGTTACAAGATTTAAAATCAAGAGAGCAAAAGGCATTTCAAAAGATGGCTTTATGGCATGATCTTCTTGATGATTGCTATGAGTATTTCCTGCCTAACAGAAATCTATTTGATGACTTTTCTACTGGTCAAAAGAAGATGGACAGGATATTTGACTCTACTGCTATTGAAGCTATCCAACAAGGAGCAAGTAAGCTACAAGAAAACATTGCTCCTATCTGGGCTAACTGGGCTACTTTTGCTCCCTCTGTTAGTGTTCTTAATGCGCTAAAGTCTGGTGACTATGATGTATCAGAAGAAGAGATTAGAGCTAACCTAGAACAGCAAGCAACCATTGTTTTTGATTACATTAACCGATCTAACTTTGGCACACAATTCTTTGAGCACGCCTTAGATTTATTGATTGGCACAGGTACATTAAGAATTGATGAAGATGATAGCAATGATATGCCAATTATCTTTAATGCTATTCCGCAGAAAGGCATTGCATTTGAGGAAGGGCCGTATGGTTCTATTGAAACTCATTGGCGCAGATTTACCGTTAAGGCTCGTAACCTAAAAAGAATGTGGAAAGGGTTTAAACCTTCTGAAAGCATTAAGAGCATGATAGAGAATCAACCTGATACTGATGTAGAGATTAGTGAGGGCGTTGTTTACATGCCTAAATCTAAGACTTACTACGGTTGTGTGTGGGTAACTAAAGAAGATCGAATTAGCTGGACGCAAGACTTTGGTAAATCAAGCCCGTGGGTAACTGGTCGTTACTCTAAAGTGTCTGGTGAGATTCGTGGTCGTGGCCCTGCTGTTCAAGCATTGCCTGATGTTCGATCACTAAACAAAGTTAAAGAATTTGTATTGCAGAAAGCCGCTATTGACTTGTCTGGTATGTATACTGCAACCGATGATGGTGTAACTAACCCCTATAATATAGTTATAAGTCCGGGCGTTGTTATTCCAGTTGGTTCTAACAACTCGTCTAATCCGTCTATACAGCGTTTAGACACTGGCACTAACTTGCAATTAGCGCAATTTGAGATGAATGAGCTACAAAATTCTATCAAACGTGCTTTGTTTAACGATCTGCGTGATCCTGCTGGCCCTGTTCGCTCTGCTACTGAGATTGCTATTGACTCAAGAGAGCTAGCAAAGCGTATTGGTTCGGCTTTTGGGCGATTACAGACAGAAGTTCTTGTGCCTATCCTCAAACGTGTTGTTTACATCTTGACTCGTCGTGGATTACTACAGCCTATTCAGTTAGATGGTCTTGATATTGAGATTAAATTTCTTTCTCCTCTGGCAAAAGCACAAGATGGTGAAGATATTATCAACGTTCAGCAAGCCGTACAGTTTGTATTGCAGAATGCTGGCCCAGATCAAGCCAAGATTGGATTTAAGCTAGAAGACTTTGGTACATGGGTAGCTGGTAAAACAGGTATGCCAGCCGAGTTAGTCCGTTCTGATACAGAGAAAGCCCAGATTATTCAAGCTGGTGCTGAAGCGGCACAACAAGGGCTTCCAACTTCACAAGCTCCGGTGCAAGGTTAATGAGTTGGTCAGAAATTAACCAATCTGCTGACTCTGATTTGGCTAAGAAACAAGCTGGCATACGCAAGCAAAATGCGTCTGACTTAGCTAAATTTTACCATCGAGTCTTTACAACTGACGACGGACAACGTATCTTGTCTGACTTAACCAAAAGGTTTGTATATGAAAATGATACTTCCTTTGGGTCAGAGAACATTAATTATGAAGCCGCGTACCATAATGGGGAAGCTGGAGTAATTAAGTTTTTAATTAACCAGATGAAATTAGCTGAAATATTATAGGATTAAATTATGTTAGATGAACAGGCCGCACAAGAAGCGCAAAAAAGCGATACCCTGCTAGATCAAGCACAACCAACATTAGAGGCTGGAGAGTATTTCCTTGCTGATGGGATTAAAGGATCAGGTGATGCTCCAGAGTGGTTAAACACTGAAAAGTATAAATCTGTTTCTGAGCAAGCTAAAGGATATGCTGAGTTATCTAAAAGGTTTGGTGGATTTAAAGGCGCACCTAAAGATGGATATACACCCCCAGAAGGCGTTGAATCAGATGATGCTTTATACCAAGAACTAGAAGCCTTTGCTACTAAGACTAATATGAACGGTGATGCTTTCCAAGAAGCGTGGGAACTATTATCTACGCAAGGTGAAGTAGCAGAAGAGTACAACCAAGAAGTTGAGTTAAGCAAGCTAGGTGATAATGCTCAAGAGCGTATTAAGACTGTTGAAAGTTTTATGAAAAACAACCTTGACGCGGATACTTACGAGCAAGCTAGAGGATTGGTTACTAATGCCGATACTATTGAGCTTGTTGAGTTACTTGTTAGAGCTACCGCTCCGACTAAACTACCAAGCGAAGGTGGTCACAATCCAGAAGGTTTATCTTGGGAAGCCATTGAAGCAGAGATGTTTAAAAAGGACGAGCAAGGTAATTTACTAAGAAGCACCAGCATAGCCCATGAGCGAAAAGTTCAAACAATGATGGAAGCATGGGGCGGTAATCAATAGCTATTTGATTTATAGAGGGTAAAAGGTGTATAATCCGTACACTGGATACCCTTTTCCCAAAGGCCCAGTAAATTTAGGTTGAATGCTGACCAATTTACTGGGTACTCAGCTTAAACCTTGAAAAACTTTTTTAATTACTCTTTTTCGAGGAAAATCTTATGAGTAAATTTCTATCATCTGTTGCAGTCACAGAATTTGACTCAATGGTAAAACATGCCTATCAAGGCGTTGGGCTTATCAAGCCTGCTGTTACTGTTCGTAACAACGTAGTCGGTGACACTTACAAATTCCGTCGTATGGGCAAGGGCCTAGCTAACCAGAAGTCTACTTCTGATCTAGTAACTCCTATGAACGTAGCGCACGAATTTAAAACTGCTACTCTACAAAACTGGAACGCTCCAGAATACACTGATATTTTTGACCAAGCAGACGTTAATTTTGACGAAAAGCAAGAACTAGCAAGCACTATTGCGGCCGCTATTGGTCGTCGTGAAGATCAGCTTTCTATTGATGCAATGGACGCATCTACTCCAGATGCTACTGATATTGCCGCTGGAGCTACTAGCCTTACTATGGCTAAAGTTATTGCCGCTCAAGTTGCTTTGCGTGGACAGAATGTTGGTAATCGTGATCTTTATGCTGTTATTGATGCTGACGGACTTGGTGGACTTTTGAATAGCGAAACTGCTACTTCTTCTGATTACCAAAATGTTAAAGCTCTTGTTTCTGGCGACATTAACACTCTATGTGGATTCCGGTTTGTTATTCTTGGCAGTCGCGCAGAAGGTGGTTTGAAAGTATCTGCGGCTAACACCATTGATTCTTGGTTCTTCCAGAAAGATGCTGTTGGACTTGCTATCGGTATGGACATGAAGACTTCTGTTGATTGGATTGCTGATCGTACTTCATATCTATGTAATGGTATGCTCAAAGCTGGCGCTGTTGTTCGTGACAACGGTGGTTTAGTTCGAGTTAAATACAAAAATAACGTATAAGGAGAATCATCATGGCTTTTGCAAGATCAGGTTTATGCCGCATTGGCGGTTCTGGAAATGGCGGAAGCACTTGGCAGTATTCTACTGCTGATGCTAAGGCTACTATCGTAGGCGCAGATTACATGCTAGGCGCTGTCGATGAACTAGCTTTAGGAGATATCGTAACTGCTGTTACT